GATTAACAACACAACAGACATCAACGGTGCTGTTGGCGATATTGGTACACAATCAATCACATTTACTGCTAACTCAACAGTTGCAGTAGCCACAACAGGTACTTTCTAAACAACTAAACAAAGGGGCACAGCATGGCAAAGCTAAAAGTAACAAGGGCAGATGGACAAGTTGGGGAGTACCCAATCACTCCATTGGTGCAATATGGTTTTGAGATTTACGCTAAGAAGGGCTTTCACAAAGCGTTCATCGAAGATCAGAAGCAAAGCGATATCTTCTGGCTAGCTTGGGAATGTATCCGCCGTTCGGGTGAAACTGTTAAGCCATTCGGAGAAGGATTCATTGAAACTTTGACTAGCGTTGAAGTTCTCGATGATGACCCTTTGGCTTAGGGCGCGACTCGATCACCTATCTGATTGCTAAATTAAGTGTCAGACTCGGGATCGCGCCACAACAATTATTAGAACTAGATGAAGTAATGCTAAAGAACCTAATCAAGGTTCTACAGGATGAAGCAAAGGAGGCGAGAGATGCCAGCCGTAGAACTAAGAGGTAACTCTGATCTACGCAAAGCATTACGCCAGTTTGCACCAGATTTAGATAAAGAATTAAAGTCTGAACTTCGCAGAGCGTTACAACCGGTTGTCCGCAAGGCGCGTGGCTATGTTGAATCTAACCCTATGAGCAACTGGAATGCCTCATCTTCTTCTAGTGCTACATTTCCTAAATACAATCCAGCTCTTATTAGTAAAGGCATCGGCTTCTCAACTGGTGTGACAAAGAAAAACAAAAACGGATTTAACAGCATGGCTAAGATTTACAACCGTACTGCCGCTGGTGCGATTTATGAACAAGCTGGTGTAAAGAACCCACAAGGTCAGCCTTGGGTTGGACCTAAAGGTCCTGCTGGTAAAAAGTATTCTCACTCAAACTGGAAAGGCGCAGGAGCGCAGTTCATTGACAATCTTCCAGAAATAAAGTCAAGCCTTAAAGGACAAGGACGCTTGATCTATCGCGCTTGGGCTGAGTCTAGAGGCGTTGCAGAAGGCGCAGCAATGAAAGCCATTGACAAAGCAACTATGGCATTCACAGCAAGAAGCAGAACAACAACATTTAGGAAGGCAGCCTAATGGCATTACCAGAGATTCTCATAGGGTCAAAGTTTGATGCTAAAGGCTTTAAGCAGGCAGAAACGGCAACCGATAAACTAGGCAAAAGCATTAAGAATCTTGCCTATTCTTTTGGTCTAGTATTCAGCGCACAGAGACTTATCTCATTTGGCAAAGCTTCTGTTAAGGCTTTTGCAGAAGATGAGAACGCAGCTCGTTCGCTTGGCATGACCCTAAAAAATCTTAATCTTGATTATCTAGGTGCGTCAGAATCAGTCAATAGTTATATCTCAAATTTAGAAAAGCAGACTGGTGTTCTAGATGATGAACTCCGTCCGGCTATGGATCGATTGCTTCGTGCAACTGGATCATTAACTGAATCACAGAAGTTACTTAGCCTTGCGTTAGATATAAGTGCTGGTACAGGCAAGAACCTAACTACTGTTTCGCAAGGACTTCAGAAGGCTTATTTGGGCAACAATGCTTCTCTTGGGCGTCTAGGTGTCGGACTTACAAAGGCAGAACTTTCAACAAGTACATTCCTGCAAATCCAAGAACGCCTAACAGAACTCTTTGCTGGTCAGGCAACGTCAGCTGCTGAGAGTTATTTGGGTTCAATGAACAAGCTAACTATTGCATCTAATAATGCTAAAGAGATTATTGGCAAAGACCTTCTAGACGCTATGCAGATGATTGCTGGAGATGAAGGTATCGGTGGAGCAACCACAGCAATGGAAGGCTTTGCAACTCAAATCGGTAATGTAATTACAGGCATTTCAGTCTTGGCAGTAAAGCTTAAGGCAATACCAGGTGCAGGATTTATCGGAGACATTTTATCCGCTGGTGCTCAAATCTCAGGACTAGGACTTCTTTCAAGATTAGGTTCATCAAGCAAGGCTCGTTCAGCAGGCACTCCAGCACAATCGCCAGGACAACGCAAAGCAATCGATAAAGCCAATGCTGATGCAATTAGACTTCAAAAGTCCAAGAACACTTTATCTAAGATTGATAACGACAATACTGCTAGAAAACTTGTTCTCACAGGCGATCAGTTAGCCCTTCTAGAATTAGAAAAGAAGTTCGATGTAGAACGCATTGGTTTATTTGCTGCAATGAATCAGGCGACTGATGGCGAAACAAAAATGCGCCTACTATCTCTTATTGCTATCCACGATCAGAACGCAGCCCTTGCAGGACAGATTAAAAAGACAGATGCAGCAACAGATGCAATGGAAGCATTCCGTCAAGCCATCCTTGCATCTATTAGAGCATTACTAGACAAAGTTCAAAACGAACTTGCACAGCTACAGGCTTTGACTGGCAACACCCCAGTCACAGCAGGCACATCAACTTTTATGACCAATGACCCAACAGCGGTATCTGGTGGCATTCCTAACACAGCATTGTCTATGGACTTTGGTGCTGGAACATTTAGAGCTGCTGAATCTCGCACAACAAACATTTCAGTAAATGTGCAAGGCTCAGTTACTACTGAGCGCGATCTAGTCAATGCCATTACTCAAGGCATCTATAACAATCAGGCTTCTGGAATCCCAATCTCCTATACGACTGCGTACAGATAATGGCATTACCAGCAACCCTTGTTGTCAAGATAAATCTATCGGGCGGAGCTTCATTCGGTAACCCGTTTATCTTGGGTACTTCACAGTTGGGCTTTGCTGAACTTGCATCTAGCGTTCCTGTCATTGTCGATGTTTCTGCTCAGACCACAAACATCTCGACTCGTAGAGGGCGCAACCTTTTGCAGGATAATTACGAGTCCGGTCAGGCAACCATAAGAGTTGTTGATCCAAACGGTGACTTCAACCCACAGAACACCTCTAGCCCCTATTTCGGGCTATTACAGCCACTTAGGAAGATTCAGGCATCTGCTATCTATGGCGGAGTTACTTATGGCTTATTTGGCGGTTATATCACCGAATATCGCTATACCTATCCGACTGGGCAGGAAACGGGTTACGTTACTTTTGTCGTCTACGATGCATTCCGCTTGATGTATAACTCCAATGTCACAACCGTCACAGGCGGCACACCAGGTCAGACAACCGCACAGCGCGTTCAATCTATCTTGACCATGATTGCTTGGCCGCCTGCATTCACCAGCATTGGCACAGGTGCTACAACATGCGTGGCAGACCCTGGCACAACACGCACAGTTCTAGAAGCAATCCAGACTGCTGAGTTCACAGAGCAAGGCGCGTTCTACATCGATGAGAATGGCGTGGCAACTTTCAAAGGTCGTCAGTTCGTCTACGATGCACAAGCTGCTAGCCCAACAGTATTTAACCAAACTGGCACAGGGATTAACTATGCAGGAATTACCTTTGCACTTGATGACAAGACAATCGTGAACAAAGCAACTGTGACTCGAATTGGTGGCACAGCACAGACTTATTCAGATGCCACATCGATTGCCCAATACTTTACACGATCTATCACAGCTACAGACATGCTCATGCAGACAGATGCCAATGCCCTAAGCCTTGCAACAGCCTATGTCGATTCTCGCAAAGAAACATCCATCCGCATTGAAACAATTACCCTAGATTTAATGACTCCATCATATTCAGCAGGCATTACAGCAGCTCTAAGCCTTGACTTCTTCAACACAGTAGACATCACCAATGAGCAACCTGGTGGATCAACTATCCAAAAGAAGCTGCAAGTGCAGGGAATTGCTCACAACATCACCCCTAACACTTGGAGTACCACACTAGCGACCCAGGAGCCTTTACTCGATGTTATGTACTAGAATTGACCCTATGAAAGAGGTGTGCTAATGGCTGTTGGATTCCCACTAAAAACGACCTATGCGAATGGAGATGTCTATTCCGCATCGGATGTTAATGATACTAATGGCACGATTAACCTGTTACAGACAAGCATTAT